ATTAGGGTTGATAGCCATCGTTAGTTACCTCCTCAAGCGTTAAAGGAGTAAGCGATGGTGGCGAAATCAGCATTCAGGAGTTCGAAACCTGCGTACAGGCTCCAAATCATCATGATGAAACGGCTGAAGTCGTCATTGTTGTTCAGCAGCACCTGAGCGTTGTTACCGCCGATACCGACACCAACGCTTTGGGGACCGAAGAACATACCGATGGCAGTCTCGTACGAAGACGAAGTGCCGCCGATACTTGCGGTAGCGCTTTGAGTCGGCATGTTGGTCGACTCGAAGAAACGCACACCTTCAAATACGAAACCGGTCGGCATGATCGGTTCGCCTGCCACAAAGGTGGCTTGACCGAAGCCCTGACCCATGTACAGAGCAGCGTTGGGCTGCATCGCGGACATGAGGGGGTTGATCTGACCGTTGCCGGGGTAACGAGCAACTTCACGGAAGTCGCTGTTCTGGCGAAGGTGCATCAGGAAGGTAGGATCGCAAACGCAGCGATAGAAACCATCCTGGAAGGTAGGAGTGTTCCGCTTACGCAGGCTCTTCACCACGCGCAGCAGGTCGTCCTTAACGTCGAACTTAGCTTGCTCGGCGTTGGTATAGGTGAGGCTACCAACAGCGAGATCGCCGGGGTAGTAGTAACCACCTTGGCTGTCGGAAGACTGACCTTTGGAAACAGCTTTCAGGAGTTCATTGATGAACACCCGATCGCGCCACCGACGATAGTCATCCAGCAGGGTCAGTGAACCGATAGACTGGTGGAAGGCAGTCAGGTTGCCAGTGTCCAGCAGAAGACGCTGCGCGGTGATCAGGGTCTCGCGGGCAATTTTAAAAGTGCTGGGCTGGGTGGGATCAGACGGATCGGCGGGGCCTGTGTACTCGCGAAGCGTCACGAGCACTTTGTCTTTAACGATGTTGCGGCTGTTTGCGGTGCCGATGGTTTGTTCGGCAGTACGCTCACGTGACTCTTTGCTCCCCGGATTTCCCCAGAACCTGTAGCGGTCTAACTGCACAGTCTGGCCTGGCTGCTTACTGAAGTCATGAACGACTACAGGCTCTGCAGCCATCTCTACAACGTACGCAGGGTGCGGACGGTAAAGTTCGGCGCCGAGAAGCTTCGGGAAATCATTATCGACAAACACTGTCGATATCTCCAGAAACTACAAAGTTAGTTTAGACCGAATGTAAACAAAGTAGCTGAAATTTGTCGCATTTATAGCGTTAAATAGAGCGTTGATTGCTCGAATTAACTGTAGGACTGAAACGATGTACCATATTACGCACAGATTCTGCGTTTTGAAGATAGACAGAGCCGTAGTTGTAGACGTACCGGCCTGATTTACCGCGATACGTGTACGTCAGAAACGAACTCATCAAACCCGGAGCACCCGAACGAACGTATTCAGTAAACTCCTGGCAATATGTAGGAGGGTTATATATCCACGCTGAGCGCGGGTTGCCTGAGGCATTCGGGTTAATTGTGCTAAGACGGCTAGATAAATAGTTTGAATTTAAAGAAGTACCTGCGGGAGGCGTAACACCTGTCCAACTGTTGTAAGTGCCTGTATCTCGCGTACCAAATTCAGGCCCCGTAGACGTAACAACTTTTGCGTTGGCAATCGTTGTCGGAAATAAAGGCCGATAGCCGGTATAAGCGCTTAAAGATCCGCTTGGTAAATAATCGGTATTTTGATAATCAGTCCAAAACCCAGAAACTGCCTGCGGAACAGTTCGATATTGAGTTGTTAAATACCATGAACCGCTATTAGGAGGGCCAGCGGTAATAACACCAAGATCGGCCCCAGTATCTTGAATACCGGAACTAACGACGATAAAACCTTCATGATTTGGTCCACTCTGAATCCGATGTGGACCAGAGTCATACTTGTAATTAGTTAATGGTGTATAAACCACGGCTTAATCGCGGGTATACACCAAGTATAAGATTTTAACTAACTACTTCAGGATTAATGGCAGGAGCTGGCTCAATTTTGTTGTTCAAGGTGCTGATATCTGAGCTGATATTTTGCATATCCTGAACATAAGCCGCCCGAAGATCAGCCAGCTCAGCTTTTAATTGCTCAACTTCAGATGAAGCAGACGCCGAACTTGCGCGGCGACGACCAAGAGGATTCGGCATGTCAGGATTGCTTTCTAGATTCAGTATACTTCTGAGCTTTTTTCTTCGCCTTCACGCGCTCAGGCAAATCACCCTTAGTTTCGCGCTCGTATTCAGCAACTTTTGCTTTTGAAATTTCGCCACGCTCGCTCATGGCATAAAATTTCCGTCTTTGGGCCTCTGATGCAAAGGGCATCGGTCTAGAGCAATAAATTAAGTATAAAAAATCCCCGCCATTGATGACGGGGACTCCTTTGTGCTTTACAGATCAGGCGTTATCCATGAACAGGAGTTTGCCACGGAAAGCATCGGGGCTCATCTGAGACAGATAGCGCCAAGCTTGCTCGGGGCTGCGGTTCATAGCTTCGCTGAAACCTTGCCACTGAGTGTCGGTATCGACGCTAGGAGCACCAGCCATAGCCGAAGCGGGAACAGCGGGAAGCTGATCGTAACGAGGCTGATAATTCTGAGTGTCAGCTTCGGCATCCACGGGGTACACCTCGGTAAAGAACCGATTGGTGTAATCAGCAAGCTGATCCGGATCGGTCAGGATTTGTTCCATAGCCAGACCGCGAGCAGCGACGTTCTCAAGAACACCATGCTGTTGGATCAGAGCATCTTCACGCACCGTGGCATACTGATTCAGAATGCCGGGAGCTTCGACATCGGAGTGATTAACGACGGCGGCGGTTGCCTCGCTTCGATGCGGGAGCTTGTTGTTGCTCCGTAGAAGTCGGATAAGAAGTCTGGGTTGTAGAGGCGTTGCTGTACGAGGTCGGCTGAGCCGTAGGCGCTTGGTAAAGATACGGTTGGGCCTGTAAACTCTGACTGTACAGTTGAGTATCCTGCGGAGCCTGTTGGTACTGCGGATACTGTGCTGTCTGGCTGGGGGACGGGGAGAGACGTGAAACCACCCGTTCCAGGCTGCCCATCGCTGCTTCCCACGGGTTGGACGGGGAGGACGTTGACGGAAACTGGTTGTACTGGCTGCTGGTAGAAGGGACCGTAGCCTGTGTTGCCTGCGACGGCGCTTGGGGCATAACTGCCGAAGGTGCCACCTGGGTAGTTGCTACCCATTGCGGGTAGGCTGTTGAACCCGCGTCCGCCGAGGGCGCCGCCTGTGGGGCCGCTACCGCCGGGGAGACCGGGCTCGGGATCGAAGCTTGGATCTGCTGGCTCATAGCTGCCCGAGTAAGTCAGTTCTTGCGCAAGGTGGTCAAACGTCCTATAGAGCAAGGGCGTTATGTTTAGCCGAGGGTCAGCCGCGAGCGGTTGATTCGGCGCAAGTGGATGTGGCGCTTGCAACATCTGATTCAATAATAATAGAAATTGCTGAAAAGCGCCCTGTGTTTGTTGAATCATTCTGAAGGGAAATCCCTTCAGCATCTCTGCACGTTCGGAATCGGTTTTATCGGGGAACAAATACTTAAGAGCTTCGACGCTATCCACGCCGAGTTCTTGCAAGTTCCGGACAACAATAGATTTTTGGTTAATGTCGTATGCGGTGTCTTCATACACATCCCCTTGGAAACGGTATGAAACATCTCGGTCACCATCAGGCGGCAGACCAAAAACACCACGGGGGACTTTGTTCGCCTGCAACGCAACTTGCATCGCAGTTTTAACTTCATCCTCGTATTTAACGAGGCGTTTTTGGTAGCGAGTTACAGCTTCTTCGGTTTGTTCTTTAGGTTCTTTGGGGGGCTCAAGGCCCATCATTTGAATAAAACTTTCACGGAACATTTGCTCCTGATGATACAGGATCATTTCGAGCAAACGACAAAAACCATAAGTTAAAAAACTCTTGTTTTTACGCATAGCCGTAGCCTGAGCCCGCCCCATCAAACCTTTAATTTCTGTTGCAGTAGCGCCAGCAGAAATCGAAATTTCGTCGACTCCACCAAGAGCCGTGCGGATTTCTTCGCGCAACAACAAAGCATAACGGTTCATGTCACCGTTAACCGGATCGGGCGTCATATAGCCCACGCGGTCAGACGGTTCGATATTGGCAATAACCCGAGGAACTCTCAGGCCGCCAATCATCGAAGACGAACCAAAAGGTTCCGAAACACGAGTTGACGGAGTATCCCGA